CTTCCCGAGTTAGTCGAGGAGGCTTTTGAGCGTTGTGGCGGTGAATCCCGTACCGGATATGACATTAAAACAGCCAGAAGATCATTGAATTTGCTTTTTACAGACTGGGCAAATCGCGGAATTAACATGTGGACATTTGAGCAAGATGTAATTAATCTTGTTCAAGGCCAACCAACTTATGCGTTGCCAGATGATACCGTTGATCTATTGGATCACGTTATTAGAACGCAACAAAATCAGCCGTCAAACCAAGCTGATTTGACAATTACACGCATAAGCATGCCAACTTATGCAACGATACCCAACAAATTAATTCAAGGCCGCCCAATTCAAGTATGGATTCAGCGCCTTACAGCCAATACTCAACCTACTGCCGTGACCGTTTATTCTGCGGTTGGCACTAGTGACACTCAAATTGCAGTAAGTTCTTTGACTGGATTGCCAAATGCTGGCTTTATTACCTTAGATAGCGAGTTGATAGGCTATAACGAACTACAACCAGCTGCAAATGGTAACCCAGCATACCTCTTAAACTGCACTCGCGGTCAAGGGAACACCACAGCAGCTACCCATATTGCTGGCATTGCGGTACTTTTATCTCAAAAGAACAGTATCACTGTATGGCCAACGCCTGATGGCGCCAATACATACCAGTTTGTCTACTGGAGAATGCGCAGAATGCAAGATGTTGGTAGCGGTACCAACATTATGGATGTCCCTTTTCGGTTTATTACCGCTATGGTGAGCGGCTTGTCGTATTACATGGCGTTAAAAGTGCCAGGCGGACTGGAAAGATTGCCAATTTTGAAGTCTCAATACGATGAGGCATGGGAATTGGCTGCCGGCGAAGACCATGAGAAGGCTGCCGTAAGGTTTGTGCCGCGCAGAATGTACATTGGTGGGGGTTATTCGTAATGGGTAACCGATTTTCCTCTGGCAAGAACTCGATTGCCGAGTGTGATCGGTGCGGATTCCAGTTTAAACTGACAGAGCTCAAAAAAGAGATCATCAAAACCAAGATTTATGACTTAAAAGTCTGTCCGGCTTGCTGGGATCCAGATCAGCCTCAGTTGCAATTGGGTATGTACCCAGTAGATGACCCTCAAGGCGTGCGTGATCCACGTCCTGACACCACATATTACGCTTCTGGCGTAACGTCTGATGGTAGTATTGGTGGTGGTAGCAGAGTTTTTCAATGGGGATGGAATCCTGTGGGCGGAGCTAGTCAATTTGATGTTCCTTTGACTCAAAATAATTTGCTTCTACAGGTGCAAATTGGTACAGTCACAATAGTTACAACGTAGGAGTTTAGAATGAAACATGATGACATCAAGGAAGACAAAAAGCTAATCAAAAAGGCTTTTGGTATGCACGATAAGCAGGAACATCCTGGCAAACACACTGATTTGAGTAAACTCAAGAAGGGTGGAAAAATCCACAAGATGGCCAAGGGTGGTGTCACTGGTAAAGCCATGAGGGCTGTTGGCCGCAATTTGGCTCGCGCTCATAATCAAAAACCTGGGAGCAAATAATGAAACCAGAAGTTAAACCCACCAAAAAAAATAGTCCTGCTATTCATCGCGCGCGTGATGTTAATAATGGCCCTGCTGATGAGTATGCAAAACCGCATGATATGAAAGGCCGTCCTGTTGGACCAGCCGATGCATTCACAGAACCAGAGTTCCAAAAGAAAAAGAACTGGGTTCCTTTGATGGGCGTGTCTATTACGATGGATGACCGCGTCAAAGAAGACGGCATTAAGATTCGTGGCACAGGTGCAGCGACTAAAGGTGTGATGGCAAGAGGCCCGATGGCATGAATTACACTCAGCTTAAGCAACTGATACAGGACTATACGCAAAACTACGAAACTACTTTCGTAGCGGATATTCCTACGTTTGTTGAACAAGCTGAACAACGCATCTTTAATTCGGTGCAATTTCCGTCATTGCGTAAAAATGTTACCGGCACCTTATCGACTGCAAATCCATACCTATCTTGCCCCAGTGATTTTCTTTCTACATACTCCCTTGCGATCTATCAAAATGTCAGCCCAACTGCCACTGGTTCTGCCGGCGCATACACAATCACGGTTAGCAGTGCAACAAACATCGTTCTCGGGCAACTTGTTGCGGGGACTGGGATTGCATCGGGGGCTACTGTTGTTGGTATTAATGGGCTTGTAATCACGCTCAGTATAGCCAATACAGGCGCCGTATCTGGAACAATGTCTTTCACTGGCAACTACAATTATCTTTTAATCAAAGATGTTAACTTCTTGCGTGAGGCTTATGGCAATCCAACTGCCTATGGAACTCCGCAATACTATGCTTTGTTTGGACCTACGGTTGCCAGTAGCACTGTAACCAACTACCTGTCTTTTATGGTGGGCCCAACGCCTGACACAAATTACAATGCGGAACTTCATTATTACTATTACCCAGTCTCGATATCGCAATCTTCGGATGGTACTTCTTGGCTTGGGAATAATTTTGACACCGTTCTTCTTTACGGCTCTCTTGTTGAGGCTTATACCTTTATGAAGGGTGAGGCAGACATGATGGCTCTTTACAATCAAAAGTACATTGAGGCACTTGCGTTGGCCAAACGTCTTGGTGATGGTCTTGAGCGTCAAGACTCTTATCGAGATGGACAATTTAGACAGGCGGTCACATGAGTTTAGTTCAAACGGCTACCACCAGCTTTAAGGTTCAACTGGCTCAAGGTTTACACAACTTTGGGCCAACCAGTCCCAATACGTTTTATATTGCGCTATTCAACTCTACCGCTACTCTTAATGCGGCCACAACGCAGTATTCAACGCAACTTGTTGGTGAAGTCGCTACAGGCAATGGGTACACACAAGGCGGTATCCCCTTGACGATTACGCAAACCCCAACATCTGGCTCCGCAAATGGTACGGTGGCTTATTGGTCATTTGCTAACGCAGTATGGAGCCCAGCAGCATTTACATGTCGTGGTGCGCTGATTTACAATTCAAGTCAAAGTAACGCATCTGTTGCAGTATTGGATTTTGGCAGCGACAAAACTTGTGTTAATTCTTTCACGATTCAATTCCCCGCTGTTAACAGCACCAACGCTATTTTAAGGATCGCATAATGCAAACCGAAAATATTAAACCCACTGAAGGCTCTGCTGTAGCTGTAGCCACACGCAACTTTCTACTAGAAGATGCCAATGTGGTTGGCGCTTATACAGTCACTTGTACGGCGGCTGACGGCACGATCCGCTGGGAAGAAACGTTTAAGAATCTAGTGGTCAACGTGGGTAAAACCGACCTGTTGAACAAGTATTTTGCAGGTACTTCTTATACTGCGGCTTGGTATCTTGGCTTAGTGGATGGCGCTTCTAGCCCCACTTATAACGCTGCCGATACGATGGCTTCTCACTCGGGGTGGACAGAAAATGTTGGCTATTCTCAATCGACTCGTCCTGCTGCTGCTTTTGGCTCCGCTAGCGCTTCTGGGGGTGGGGCTGGCTCTGCTGGCACTGGCACTATTTCTACCTCTGCTACAGCATTTACTATTAACGCTACAGGAACTATTGCGGGTGCGTTCTTAACCACAAGCAACACCAAGTCAGGCACTACAGGAACTTTGTATTCTGCTGGTAGCTTCACGACTGGAAACCGTTCTGTATTGTCGGGCGACACATTGAACGTCACTTATACCGCTAACTGCTAAGGATTATCATGGCCGCTAAATTCACTATTGGTGAGAACGTTAAAGTTACACCCGCACCTGTTGATCCTGCTGGCCCAGTTGAAGCTATGCAGATGGACTCTACTGGAAACATCCAATACTTGATTGGCTGGACGGATGAGAACGGTGTCTCCCAAACCAGATGGTTCAATGAGGCGCAACTTGTTGCGGCATAATGGCTGTCTACAACGCATCAGTTGCTGAAACTGCCAATAACGGTGGATGGGGGGCTGTTGCGTGGGGGTCTGGTGTCTTTGGTAGTACGCCATCTGTAACGGATTCCCAATACCCTTCTGGCACATCTAGTGTCACGGTTAATGAGGGATTTCTTTCAACTTGGGGTGGTAACACTTGGGGCTTTGGCGTTTGGGGCGGGCAATCGTCTTTGGTAGATGTTGTTACTGCCGTAGAGGTTGCCAATTTAAGCGTGTCTGAAACCGCTACCGCAACCGATTCATTAAGCTCAATCCTCTCTACAACCAATACCGTTTCGGAATCAATCACCCTTACCGAGACAATCACAACAAGTTATGTCACTAGTGCCACTGTAACTGAAATCAGCACGGTTACAGACACAGTTGACGCAGGCAATACAATTACCCTGCAAATTATTGAAGGTTTTGCGGTGGGCTGGGGATTCCTTGGCTGGGGTCAAGGCGTTTGGGGTGGAGCGTCTACATTGGTAGATGTTGTCACGGATTATGTTGCATTTAACCCCGCCGTCAACGAAACGATCACCGTCACAGATGTGGTGTCTTCACAGCCCATTTACTCTTTGGTGGTATCAGAAACAGCCACGGCAACAGACTCGGTCAGCACAACCCAGACATTTGCTTGCCCAATAGCAGAACTTATTGTACCTGCGGATTCAGTCACGACTACCCAGACATTTGCATGTTTTATCTCTGAGACGGCTACAGTAACAGACAACTCTTTTGGAGGGTCTACTTATAACGTCACAGATTCTGAGACAGCGACAGCCACTGATAATTACGTTGCGGGGGGTTCATCTCAGCTATTTGTGTCTGAAACTGCGGTGGCCTTGGATTCTGTAGCTGGCGGTATAACAGCATTGTTGGTGGTATTAGAGACTATATCCTTGTTGGATTCTCTGTCGGCCACGTTAACAGCTCAAAATACGCTCACAGAAACCGTCTCAGTTACAGACTTGGTAAGCCCTGCGGGAAGCATTTACTTCGTCAAAATCATTGAAACTATAGTTGCAACTGACTCAATTTTTGGTACACTACTGTGGAATCTAATTGACGACAGTGAGACGGCATCTTGGCAGGTGATTAACGATCCAGAGTCGGCTTCTTGGACAACCATTAACACAGCGCAAACGCCCAGTTGGACAACAATTAATGACCCTCAAACACCGGGATGGTCAGAGATTGCTGATGCGGAAACACCCGGTTGGACAGAAATCACGACAGTTTAGGAGAATTAAATGTCAGTAGGATACTCAACAAATCTACAACTCGTAGAGCCAGTCACAGGTACCGAATCAGGTAACTGGGGCTATGACATCAATTACGGCACAACCGACTACATTGATATTGCCATTGCGGGTACCAATAACATTACCACAGATGGAGATGTCACACTTACCCAAACAACGGGTTCTACGTCTGGTAATAATATCACTGGCACCACAGCTCAGTATGCGGTTCTTAACTGCACAGGCGCACGGACAGCCGCTAGAAATATTTTAGTTCCTACATACAGTAAGACTTACTACGTTCTTAATAATACAACTGGCGGCTATTCAATCACTGTTAAGAAGTCTGGTGGTACAGGCGTTACGATTGCAAATGGTGAATCTGCGATTGTGTACTACAACACAGTCACTACCGATGTTGTCAAGATCAGTTCACTCAATACATTCGGTGCTATTACTGCCACAACAGTTACGGTTACTGGGTCGATTACCAATCCCGCTACAGTCGGTGCTATTAACTATGGCACTCTCAACTACCAAGATACAAACATTGTTAACTCGGCGCAAGCCAGTTTTAATGGATATGTTTACTCTAATATTCAGAACACAAGCTCTGGTGCTATAGCATCTACAGACTTTGCGATATACAACAATAACGCTTATTACGTTAATGCTGGTATCAACAGTTCAAATTATGGTGCATCTGTAACCGTGGGCGGTACAGGTGGTTCATCTAGTACAACATTGACTATAGCAAGCGTTACAAGTGGTAACTTGCTTTATGGTTCTGTTATTACTGGAACAGGTATTTCTGGAACGGTAACGATTACAACCCAGTTAACTGCAACAGGTTCTGCTGCGGCTTCACCCACATATGTGAGTGGTGGTGGTACAAGCTCTAACCAGTTCTATGTTTCATCTTTGGCAGGGATTGCTATTGGCTACTTGGTGTCTGGTACAGGTGTACCAAGTGGTACTTTTGTAGGTAGCTTTACATCGACTGGCAATGGTATTAATTTGGTCAATGCTGCTGGCACAAATGTAAACTTTACAATTCAAGCTGCAGGTACTTATAACTTCTATGTTCCTGGTGGTGTTGGTACATACACCATGAGTTCAGCGCAAACGATTGCATCGAGTACTACAATTACTGGGCAGGTTGCTGGATCATTCAATCAGCCAAACAATGGTTATTTGTATAGTTTTAATGGTGATTTGGTTGTTGGAACGTACAGTGCTAATCCACTTCGGTTAACTACCAATAACAACGCAATAGATGGAATTACGATTGGAACGTCTAACCAAATAGC